TTAAATCCTCCAGAGTTATCAAAATATTATGTAGATGATTTATTTGACGTAAATCGTATGCCTTGGTCTGTTTTACAGGAATTGGAAACCGATCTTGGACAATATGGTTATGCTGGACAAATTGGTCAAGCACCGACTCCTCCAGGTGGTGGGATGTTCAAAATAGAACATTTTCAATTAACTAACCAAATATTGGAGGAAAAAGAAAATGAAATTAAATGGGTGCGTTATTGGGATAAGGCAGGGAGTGCAGGAAAAGGTGCTTACACGGTAGGAGTAAAGATTGGAAAACTTAAGAGTGGTAAGTTTTTGGTGGATGACGTAAAACGTGGACAATGGAGTTCTGAACAAAGGGAAAGAATTATACGACAGACTGCTGAAGTGGATGGGAAGAAGTGTTGGGTGGTAGTTGAGCAGGAGCCTGGGTCGGGTGGTAAAGAATCGGCGGAAAACACAATTCGTAATCTTGCAGGGTATCTTGTAGAAGCAGACAAACCTACCGGAGATAAAGCAAAGCGAGCAGACCCGTTAAGTGTACAGGTAAATAATGGTAATATATTGTTGAGAATTGCAGAGTGGAACAAGGTGTATATGGATGAATTTGAATTGTTCCCAAACTCAACATATAAAGACCAGGTTGATGCCACCTCAGGTGGGTTTAATTTCTTGACAAGGAAAAAGGTAGCAAGAAGAATAACATAATGGAAAGAAAAAGGAAAATAGTACCGCAAATGAATACTGAATTAAAAAAGATGTCAGTATTTAGTGAACTGTTGGCAAGAATGACTTTTGCTAATATGTTAGGAACTGATACCTATGGTGGGACAAGGGACATTTACCAAGCACTTGGTTATCCAAAAGAAATTACTTTTTCAACTTATTGGAATCGTTATTTACGACACGATATCGCAAAAGCTATTATTGACCGCCCTGTAAAAGCATCTTGGAAAGGTACAATTGATGTAATTGAAACGATAAAAGAAGATGATAGTGAATTTGAAAAGGCTTGGAAGGAATTAGACAAAAAATTGAAATTAAAGTCTATTTTTATTCGTGCCGACAAATTAACAGGTATTGGTCGTTACTCTATTTTGTTTCTTGGATTAAGTGATGTGTCTAATCGGGAAGGGCTTAAAAATCCTGTTTCAAAGTCTACAAATAAAAAATTAGAGTTATTGTATGTTAAACCTCTTTCGGAAGATCAAGCAGAAATATCAAAATATGATGAAGACCCTAAAAGTGAACGTTATGGACAACCATTGTATTATGGTGTAAAAATAACAACAGGTACTTCTGTAACGACTGTCAACGTTCATTATACACGTGTCGTACATCTTGTAGAGGATCCTGTGGATGACGAAGTATTCGGTACACCAAGATTACGAGCTGTTTTTAATCGTTTGGTTGATCTTGAAAAACTGGTTGGTGGTGACGCTGAAATGTTTTGGCGTGGGGCACGTCCTGGGTACACTGGAGAGGTTTCACCGGATTACCAAATGACAGAAGAAATGTTTACTTCATTAAAGGAACAAATTGATGAGTTTGAAAATAATTTAAGAAGAGTTCTTATAAATGAAGGTGTAAAATATAATGCACTTGCCCAGCAGATTGCAGATCCTATAAATCACGTGGATGTACAAATGCAGATGATTTCTGCCGTAACAGGTATTCCAAAACGTATTCTTACGGGTTCTGAACGTGGTGAGTTAAGTTCTGCACAGGACAAGTTGGAATGGGTTAGTTATGTAACCTCACGTAGGGAGGAACAAAACGAACCAATGATATTACGTCCATTTATCGACAAATGTATTGAGGTAGGTGTATTACCTGAACCAGCAACACCTTATATAATTGTATGGGATAAGATGTTTAGTCTTTCTGATAAGGAAAAGGTTGAACTTGGAAAGGTTCGTGCTGCTTCAATGAAAGAGTTTGTAATGTCTGGTATTGAAGAATATTTACCATTAGACTTGTTCTTAAAACATTTCTTATATTTTGATAAAAATCAGATTGAGGAAATTGTAGAAAACCGTGAACGTGCAATCAAAGAAGAAGAAGAACTTACTAAGGACGAAGAAGAGGAATTGATGGGTAGTGGAAAAGATACAGGTAGTAATACCAAAGATGCTTTAGGTAAGACACAGAACCCTAATCCTGTTAGTGGAGTGCGTAGAGTTAGTCAAATAAATAAATAACTTTTTAAATTTAAGAAAAATGGGAAGTAAGAGTAACACTTTGGAAAACAAATTATTGCTTCATCTTTTGAATAATGAAGCGATAGCTGGAATTGGGGATGCCTCTGGCGTTCTGGGTAGTGCGTCTGCTGGTAATGTGTATGTGAGACTTTGTACCTCGGCTACAACCTGTGATGATGCTACCGTAGGTACGGAAGCTGATTATACGGGTTATGTTGCCAAAGGGGTTGCTGTACCACGTTCATCGGCAGGGTGGACAGTTTCTGGCAATAATGCAAGTAACACGGCAGCAATTACGTTTGGTGCTTGTACGGCAGGTACAAACACGATTCGCTATGTAGAATTGTGGATGGACAATACCAATACGACAGAACCATACCGCTTGTGGTGGGGTCAATTAACTTCTGATCTTGCGGTTTCTGCTGGAATTACACCGCAGTTTGCTATCGGGGAGTTGGATATTACTGAAGATTAAAAACAAGGGGTGAAATTCCCCTTTAATTCTTTTTTGCTATGGCAAAACAAGTTATTGGGATTGGGGCAACCGCCGATGACGGTACGGGTGACACCTTACGGGATGCCTTTGATAAGGTTAATGATAATTTTACAGAGGTTTATACAACGCAGATAACATCCATCACGCTTGCATCAGGTTCATGGAGTTTAGTTTCTGGGTTATACGAATACGTCTATTCCAATGTAGCCATAACTGCGGATACCATTGTTGAGGTAATACCTGACAATGCCGACATAGCCGTTGTGAAGGCTGCCGAGATACTTCCAAAAACAGTTTCAAGTGCAGGGAGTGTAAAACTGTATGCCACCAACGCACCAACAGGGAATATAGGAGTTACGATGAACTTAACTACAAAAGCATAATGGCAATAGGAAGTTGGAAATTACCGATGTTGTCGGGAGGAGGTTCCGCACCGACAGGGTGGAGGGTAAGGTATTTTGACCCGTTTGGAACCCTTATAAGCACGCAGACGGTTGCAGATGGAGGAAATGCAACAGCACCCACTCCACCAACATTGCCATTATTGACATTCCACAGTTGGAATCATCCGGGGACTAACATTACAAGGGATGAGGATATAGGTGGAATTTACGACACAACCGATGGAAAGACATATATTTACGTTCAGGTAAATGCCCTGACTGGATTACAGCCTACCATCTATTATCAGAAGTCCACATCGGCAGAAATGACGATTGATTGGGGTGATGGTACTACCAATACAACCACCTCAACAGGAAACCTTAACACTCAGAAAACAGCACCCTACGCAGCAGCAGGCAGTTATCTAATTACCATCACCTGTGCTACAACATATAATTTAGGGAATGGGACAAATGCAACAACGCTGTTCGGAAGTTATAATGCAAATCCGTATACAAGTATAGCATATAAGGTATATTTCGGGGCAAACACCACATTGTTAAATGCAAACGTATTTTATAATTATTACGGGTTAGATGCTGTTGTTGCTTCTTCAGGGATGACAGGAAGTATTGGAAATTATGCCTTTAATAGTTGTTATTCACTTGCTTCCTTAACACTACCTTCAGGGATGACAGGAAGTATTGGAAGTTATGCCTTTCAGAATTGTACTTCCCTTACTTCCTTAACACTACCTTCAGGGATGACAGGGAGCATAGGGAATTATGCGTTTTATAACTGCTCTGCTCTCACCTCGTTAACCCTTCCATCAGGAATGACAGGGAGCATAGGGAATTATGCGTTTCAGAACTGCTATGCTCTCACCTCGTTAACCCTACCATCAGGAATGACAGGGAGCATAGGGAATTATGCGTTTTATTACTGCTCTGCTCTCACCTCGTTAACACTACCTTCAGGAATAAATACAGCTATTGGAGATTCTGCATTTAGAAAATTAAAGGCTGTAAGAACATTTACAGTTCTGTCTGGGTTTACCTCACTTGCTGCATATGCCTTTGAAGGGAACGATGCTATGGATGAATACATATTTCAGCCTACATCACCTCCCACAATGGCTGCCACTTCTGTCTTTACAGGCATAAAATTATGGACACGGATTTATGTTCCTGATGCTTCAACACTTGCCTACCGTGCTGCAACAAATTGGACTACATACGCTAATTACATTTATCCTTTAAGTAATCGGTCAGGAAGTGCCGTAATACTTTTTGAATCAAACGGAGGAACAGCGGTTACACCATTAACAGGTACAACAGGCAATACGGCAACTGAACCAACAGCACCAACTAAAGACGGATTTACGTTCAGCGGTTGGTATAAAGAAGCAGAATTAACAAACGCTTGGAATTGGGCATCTGACGTATTCCCAGCAACAAACTTAACACTTTATGCAAAATGGGTATAATTAAGGCAGACACAGGAAAAGTATTCAGACGGATTCACGATGGATTCGTAATGAGTGATGAAATTACGCTTGGATTGGATTTTTCAACAGGGGTACAACGAGTTGACCTTGCGGAATATTACGAACAGATACCTGACCAACAGGAACTAACAGACACCGAGGCGTTAAATATAATACTTGACCGTGATGAATAAGGGGGAAGCATACAATTTACGTAAAGCAATAGTCAAGGGTGCAGAATCGTTACCCGTTGAAACAGCAATCACAGTACCTGAACTTTATGACAGGTGGGAGGTTGGCGAAGTGTTTGAACTTATAGAGGGTCAGGTTCCTTTTATCATCAGGCGATATAACGATGTGCTGTATCAACTTGTTCAGGTGCATACGACGCAATCGGACTGGACTCCCGATTTAGTTCCTGCCCTGTGGAGAGAATACACTCCTGATGGCGTTATTGCAGAATGGAAACAGCCGACAGGGGCGCACGATGCCTATGCTTTGGGCGCAAAAGTAACTCATAATAGGTTCACCTGGGAAAGCACGGTGGATGCTAATGTTTGGGAGCCGGGTGTATATGGGTGGAATCAAATTTAATTAAGATATGAATTGTCGTATAGGTGTAATATTCATTACTGCCGATATTACAACGATTACAGCGGATAGTGCCTTGTTTACGGCAGATCAAACCTACAAGGAAATAGGTTCTGTTGTAATTGCCAATTTGACACAAGCCCCTCCTGAAAATGATATTTCAGCTACTATTGCAGGCGGTTCAAGCCTTACTACTATTTTATCTGCTAAAGGTAGCCTTTCGAGTGCTATTGAAGGTATCTCAACGGTTGTAGGAGCATTACAAGCGATAGGAAATTTACAGGCTCAAATTGATGGTAGTTCAGCTATAATAGGAGCATTACAAGCGATAGGAAATTTACAGGCTCAAATTGATGGTAGTTCAGCTATAATAGGAGCATTACAAGCGATAGGAAATTTACAGGCTCAAATTGATGGTAGTTCAAGTCTTACAGCAAATTTAACAGCGGTAGGTACTCTTTCAAGTACAATAGATGGTAGTTCAAGTCTTACAGCAAATTTAACAGCGGTAGGTACTCTTTCAAGTACAATAGATGGTAGTTCAAATGTTACCCTTGTTTTACAGGCAGTAGGAAATCTTTCAAGTACAATAGATGGTAGTTCAAATGTTACCCTTGTTTTACAGGCAGTAGGAAATCTTTTAACTGCTATTAACGGTAGTTCAAGTCTTACTGCTATTTTAACAGCAAAAGGCAGTCTTTCAACAGCAATTAGTGGTAGTTCAAGTCTTACGGCTAATTTATCTGCTTTAGGTAGTCTTTCTGCTACTATTGATGGTAGTTCAAGTCTTACTGCTATTTTAACAGCAAAAGGCAGTCTTTCAACAGCAATTAGTGGTAGTTCAACAGTTACAGGATTTATTTATGCTATAACACGGATTTCATCTGCTATTATAGGTAGTTCAAGTCTTACAGCTACTTTATCTGCTAAAGGTAGTCTTTTAACTACTATTCAAGATGGTTCTACTGTCACAGGTTCACTTATTGGAAAAACAGGTGCATCCGTAACCATTACAGGTAATTCTGCTTTAACTGCTATTTTAACAGCAGTAGGTAGTCTTTCAAGTACGATAGTAGGTAGTTCAAGTATTACAGGTACAGTTAAAGGAACAGCAAGTATATCTTCAACAATAAATAGTGGTTCCAATGTTATTCCAACATTAAAGGCAATAGGCAGTCTTTCTGCTATTATTGATAGTAGTTCAAGTCTTACTAATAATTTAATCGGGGTAGGTAATATTTTAGCATCTATATATGGACAAAGTACAGTAGATTCTACTTTAGGAGGTATAGCCGATTTACAGGCTGTTATTGATTCACAAGGTACGGTTGATGCTACTTTGTTAGCCAACGCTTATTTAACGGCTCAGATTGAAGGTGGTAGTACTTTAGAAGCCTTATTAAAAGGAAAACCAATATTATCTACTATAATTAATGGTTCATCATCATTTGCAGGAACACTTTCAAGATATTGGGACCAAGATAGAGGTTGTTATTGTTTTGATTCATATATTGTACGAGAATTAGAATTGAGTACTATTATATTACGTGAGTTGAATTTACGTACGGAAATTGTTCGTGAAATTGATTTGGATACGGAATTACCACATAGGGTAACTTGTCTTTGTAGGGAAAATTAAAAATTGAAATGATATGGCAACACTAACGGAAAAAGTTTATAAATATGCAATGATTCCTTTAATTGCATATATCGGTGGTGATCTTACCAATTCGCAGGAACAACGGATATATTATAAGAAACCATCAGGTATCACAGGATATTGGAATGCTGTTGTTTATGATGCTGTTGGCGGTAAGATTACTTACGAAACAAATGAAACTGATTTTGATGAAACAGGAACTTGGATTTTACAAGGTTGGGAAACTGATGAATTTGGTCGTGTAAACTTTGGTCAGGCATATTCTTTGAAAATAAATACAATACCCACTTGGGTAGATTAATCATCCAGTATATAAAATATGTGTCATTTAAATTTGAAAACTATGTGTACGACAGATGAAATTAGAGAAAGATTAAAGGACTTGCCAGAAGTACCAAATTGCCTTATGTCATTTGCAGTACCGGGAGAATTTCACGGAATTGTAGAATGGGAAGTAAAGAAAGGTAAAATGATAGCCTTTACGTTACTTGACCATAATAACTGTGAAGTATTTCATACAAGATTTTCAAAAAATACTGAACTGCAATGGCATAGTCACGGTAATGAATCGGAACAAGTGATTGTATGTCTTGAAGGTTCTATTACGTTTATATTTGAAAACGGTACTAAATTTCATTTAAATGAAAAAGACAAATGCCTAATCCCAAAAGAAGTTCAACATACGGCTATTGTTGGTGACAAACCCTGTCAGATATTAGCCTTAACAATTCCAAAAGAAAAGCGATGAGTAAAGAAGTACCGAGTACTTGGAAAGAATGGGCTATTCAGGTATCAACTGAAGTTGATATTACGAAGGAGGACGTTGTTGATTTGTATGACAAACTTGAAAAGCTTCAAGCAAAGTATGATGATTTGAAAGAGAAGTTCATACGTCTTGAAACACGAGTATATGTTGTTGTACCTGTTATAATGATAATTGTTGAAGTTATTATTAAGGATTTATTCAAATAAAATGTTGCGACGTGAGAAAATATTCTTTATTTGTGTCGGCATTGTTTATGTTGCTGTTATTGTTATACTAATGTGTGATTACGGATTATTATGAATACGAAACAAAAACTCGCTTGGGAAATTGCTTTAAGCCAATACGGTGAAAAGGAACGTCGTGGTGGTGAAAATCCTGAAATCTTAAAGTATTTCAAAGAAATTGGGTTTCCTGAAATTAAAGAGGATGAAGTGCCTTGGTGTTCTGCTTTTGTAAATTGGTGTGTTATGAAAGCTGGATTGCCTATTACCAAAAATCTTGCTGCTCGTAGTTGGCTTGGTTGGGGTAAGAAAGTTATGGTTCCCGAAATTGGGGATATTGCCGTTTTCAAACGTGGTACTTTGGGGTGGCAAGGGCACGTTGGTTTTTATGTTAAGAATGACGGTTTCTATGTTTGGGTTTTGGGAGGCAATCAATCCGACGAGGTACGGATTTCTAAATATCCCGGTACTGAATTACTTGGTTATAGGAGGTATGAATAATGGCAACACCAAGAGAAATACAGAAACAAGTAACACGTCCTACATCGGCTGTTATAATGATGTTATTATGGGAAGCATTTATATCTTTATTTCCAAACGCAATAAGCCCACCAACGGAAGAAGGTATTGGAAAGTTAATTCTTGCGGTTGGATTAACAGGAATAATTGATAAAGCGGTAAGAGAACGAAAAAATATAACGGAGTTTTTTAAATCAATATTTACTAAAAAAGAAAAGGAGAAACAAAATGGAAAATCTTAAAAAAGCGTTGAGCAAAGTTTTGAACACCTTCGAAACCATTATGAAGGCGTATGCCGACAAAAAGATTAGTGCTGGCGAATGGATTGGTATTTCTTATACCGGAATTGCGTGGATTTGGATTTTTAAGAATCTTGATCTTATTTTTGAAGATGTAAAAAATGCACAGGAAGCACCTTTCCAGCAAATGATGGAAGAACTTAAAGCTGAGTTTGATATTCCCCAAGACGAGTTTGAAGAACGTTTTGAACAAGGCTTGTCTTTGGTGATGAACATTATTGTAATGGTGTTTGGGAAAGGTGACGTAAATGAAGCCCTTGCAAGTATTCCAAGAAAGAAAAAGACGTTGGATGCCTGAAGAAACACAAATTGTTCCAACAGTAACACGAGTTCCTGGACGGAAAAAGAATTAAAAATATTTACTTTAAAAATTAGGTTGTCATTACAAAAAATATTAACTTTGTGTAATAGAAAGAAAAATGTGTGAGCTTTGTGTAAATACTTCTTCAAAACCTAATCTTTCCAATAGGTACGATCCTACAAGGACTACGGTTCTGCGTAATAGGGCTGTGGCTGAAAGTAATCGTAGGTTTAAAGAACTTATTGGTAAAATTAAAAGATTGGTTGTCACAGAAGATGTATTTGGTTTAAATGAAATTCATACATTTGTAGAACCCGGAGAAAGAGGATACCAATTTTTAAGTAATGCCCAAAAAGTTGAGGAATTTCGTAAATGGTTAGAGGAGCAAATTGAAAAAGGGATTATAACTGTAGAAGACCTTGGACAATCCGGCCCTGCTTATTTTAAGACGTGGTGGGGTAAATATGTAACGGATAGTTACAAAAGGGGTAGAACACGTGCTCAATCAGAATTAGAAAAGTCCGGTTATGATATTTCTTTCACAGACCTATTCGTACCATTACAGATAGATGCTTTAGCCCTTGTGTATGTACGTGCTTATTCTGAGTTGAAAGGGATTACCTCACAAATGAGTCAACTCATTAGCCGTGTACTTGCACAAGGATTAGCCGATGGTGATGGGGCAAAGGTACTCGCAAAGAAACTTGTTTCTGTAATTAATGGAGCTGGTGTTGGTGATTTAGGAATTACGGATAGTTTGGGGAGATTTATTCCAGCAATGCGTAGAGCTGAAATCATGGTAAGGACAGAATTAATCCGTGCCCATCATTTAGCAATGATTAATGAGTTTAGAAATTGGGGAATTGATGGGGTGTACATTATCGCAGAATGGAGATCTACCAATGATGACCGTGTTTGTCCTATTTGTGCTTCAAATAATGGTAAGAGATTTACCTTGGATGAGGTAGAAGGTATGATACCAGTTCATCCTCAATGTCGTTGTATTGCCTTACCAATCGTTGTTAAAAAAGGAAAATAATGTCTGAAATTGCAAATATGGAAATATATGTGAACTTTGCATTGAAAGGTTACACACCGTTACTTGAGGTAATTAACGAAGTTCCTCATTATGTTGTTCCTGTTGTGATGATGGTGGAAGGAGTACATAATGGTAGTGGTGGAAGAACGTATCATTCATCTCAAGAATTATCTAATTCTGTAGAACTTTGGCAGAACATACCTGTAACAATACATCATCCTGTAATTGGTGACGAGTTTGTTTCTGTTAATGAAGATGGAATAAAAGAAGAGTATGTAGTTGGTTATATTTCAGAAGCAATAATGAAAGATAATAAACTAACTGCAACACTGAAACTTAATTGTGAAAGATTAAATGAAATCTCACCGGAAACTGCCCAAGCCATACAAAATGGAAATATAATGGAAGTTAGTATTGGTGTTTTTACAGATAACGAAGAAAAAGAAGGTGAATGGAATGGAGAGACGTACGAAAGAATAGCCCACAATCATAGACCGGATCATCTCGCTCTTCTGCCCGGAGAGGTCGGTGCGTGTTCAGTGAAAGATGGGTGTGGTTTGAGAGTTAATAATAATAAAAAAGAGGGAGGTACAAATGTGGATGTAGTAACAGTGAATTCAGAAATGTTAAAGCATTTGAATAAAGAGGGTTTTGCTGTTGTACCAATTACGATTAACCAAGAAGGTTTTTCTGCAATTATGAATCGTATCTATGGTATGTTGAATAGTATGGACACACAAGGTGTGTACTACTATTTGGAAGAAGCATACGATGGGTATCTTGTTTATAACAAGAGAACTGAAGATGGAAAGTCTGAATTGTATAAACAGTCATACCAAACAAATGCTGATGGAACTATGGAACTGACAGGGGAACCTGTGAAAGTTATGCGAAAAATTGAATACATTCAAGTAAATAACGAAAAAGAAGAAGAAATGTGTGAACCGTGTAAAGAAAGGGTCAACGAACTAATTGCACACGAATCTACTCATTTTGACGAAACTGACAGGGAATGGTTGGAAGCACTTACCGA